CCAATAAAACACTTTATCAGAAATATTTATACCATTCTTGATAAATGTTTCGTCGAATGCTTGTCCTGTAAGATGTTGAGATACTTTAGCACCTTTTACGGCATCATTTACTCTTTTGCAACGGTAAGCACAAGTAGGGGAAAAACTGCCAAATTTTGCCCTAATAGGCTCTGCTACTCTTTGTGCTAACAAAGTAAGATTATGCACAATGTCCTCACTCGGGTTAAACTGCTCCATAATTCCGAGCCTTTTTGCAGTCTCAGAACTTGTAAACTCTTGTATAGTGAAATGGTCTGATATGTTCATGTTATTGTTTATTGTTTCGTGTCGCTGTTCCAAAAATATCCGCAATAACATTTAAGACATCTAAACTTTTATTTGTTACTGCAACATTCGTATTTATCTCAGAAATCATTTTTAATAATTCCTTTTGATTGCTATTTAATTCTTTAATATGCTCAATATCAGCTTTTTTTAATTCTTCTATGTCTATTTTTTGGGCTTTTAATTCGTCTTTAATTTGTGTCATAAAAGTTTCAACAATACCTTTAAAAGTATAATATCCCCCTGCCATCATAACCAAAGAAATAAACAACCCACCAACACTAATTGCAAAAGACCACTCATTCATAACTATACTAATAAATTTTTCACTAAAATACAAAAAAATACGTACCTAATTGTTAGGTACGTATTTTTTAATAGGTCAGGTTATAAGGTAATAGAGTTATTCTGCTGTAGTTTCTAGAATAGGAATTAAAATTCCATCAAAAACAGCTAATTGATCTTCTGTCAATCCTTCTGGAGTTGATAACATCGGATTAAATTCAAATTCAAGCTCTGTAACTTGAATAGCTTTCAAAGCTTTCATACACGCTTTTTGATTTTCTTTCGTAAAAAGATAACCGCCTTTCTCGTCTCTGATAATGTTTCCTTTTTCATCAACAGAACAAAAATCCACTCTCAAATCCTCTGCTTGTTCATTGAATTTGTCAGTAGCAATTTTATTCGCTTCTGTAACTCTTTTCAAAAACTTATCAAAAGTAAATTTTAGCTTAGAATCTTCAAGTTTTTCACCTGCTTTAATAACCTCATTGATACGGTCTATTGATAATTTCATGTTAGTTTGTTTTTTGTGAATCTAAATTTAATATATTGAACGCATTTAAGCAATGATTTTTTTCTTTAAATGCCAAATCTAAAACACCACTAAACCATAACCCAAAATTATTAATATTATTTGTTGCTATTAAATGACCTATACTAGCAGAAATGGTAGTAAATTGTTTATTAAATAAATTAGGTTTACTTTGGTCAATTATTACCAAATCACGTATCAAATCCCCATTAATATTGCCCATAATATCGATATTTATAGCTATATGGTACAAAATGTCGAACTGTCTCCTTTGATCAAACCTATTACGCAAAAGCGAATAAATAAAGAATATTGGGAGCAATAACGCCCCCAATATCAAAGCCACTAATAAAAGCGTGTAATATCTCATAACTGAATATTAGCCCAATAATGATTAACTAAATCAAGTCTTTCAAAGCCTTGTTCAATCAAGTATCTATCGTTTACGTCAACATTAACCATCAAGTTAAGCCAGTAATCCACCTCAGTTATTACTGCTTCGGGATTATCGATAAATTCAGGTTCTTCACCACCTTCAATATAATCAGGATTATGGATTTGTTTTGGTACTTTTTCACCCTCTGAATTAAACCATATATCATTTTTTAACTGGTAAATAGTAGGTTGTATTTTGTCGATAATATCATTCAAACACCAAGCCAAATCTATTTTTAATGATAAAGCATTGATTGCAATAATTGGATTTACATTAATATTTTCACCTACTTTAAAGCCGTCTAAATCATAGGTTTGAAAACCTTTACATATTGCGTAAACTTCATACTCTGTGCTAGATTTAGAGTAACTAGGGACATTTACAAGCTTCTTTTTTATTATAAATGGTATCATTATCTTAAGCGTTTAGTTAAAATATCAATGTTGTGAGTAGTTGCCCCTGCTAAAGTTGTGCTAAATGTCACAGCCGTACCAGAATCGCATCTAATACTAGCTACATACGTTTTTGATGTTTGAGTAGCAAAATAATTAGGCTCTATTACGTGAGTAGTTGCAACCCCTGCATTTGTATAATTAATTTGAAAACCAGTTACCCACAAGCTAGAACCAGAAGCGTATTCAACTGTAATTACTAATTCATATAAGCCTGTAGCACTTGCCGTAAATAGTGATTGAGTGGTATATGCCGTTGTTCTTGCTGTAACACTAAAGTCATTTATTATAGGAGCAACGCCCATTGATACGGTTGTAATCCCTGCATAAGTTGTAATTTTAGCAGAACCAGTTAGATTAATATTCCCCCCAAAATCACTAAGTGCTAATCCAGTGTGCTTTATAAAATACCTGTTCGAATTGGTATTATTCAAAGCACTTGACAAGAATATTATCTCTTGAGTATGTGTTGTTGTTGTCGGGTCGAAATGAATACCCCTATAACTAGAGCCAGCAGAAACAGACCCTAATGTTCCGAAAATTCTAAGGGCATTAGTTATGCCTGAATTATTCCCTTTTCCTGCGGATAAACTAAAAATATTTAAGTCTCCAGAAGTTGCGATATGATTTCCTGAAAATGATACTGATCCACCATTACCCGTAGCTACTGAGAATGCGTTATTATTAATTACAAATGACGTTGCCGTACTGCTGGTAAAGTTTAATTGATTAGGTGATGATATAGTAGAGCCTGCAATACCAACAAAGCCGACGTTAAACTTACCAGCTCCTTTTACAATGACATCAATTCCAATATTACCATCGCTTCCAACTGCTTCAATTTTCGGGTTTGCCCCTGCTATTGAATTAGTTAATTGTGCATAATTAACTGCACTTGCTACACCATTAAATCGAACGACTGGTAAACTTCTTACAATTGCATCGAATGTATTTGAATCTGTTGTGCCTATTACATTACCAACACCAGTATTTCCACCTGTAAGCCATGAACCCGTAAGAGATGTTAAGTAAGTATTAGAATCTCTCGACCCGTCCGCTTTTAAGAACTGTGAAGAAGTACCACCTAGATAGATAAAGCCACCACCGTCCGCAATAACACTTCCTAAGAATTGAGCATTATTCCCGTTTATCTTGCCTTGTATACCTACTCCGCCAGTAACAACCAATGCCCCTGTTGTTGTAGATGTTGATACTGTTGCATTAGTTAAAGCAATTGCAATATTTGAAGTTGCCCCCCTACCTGTTACCGTTTGAAGCGTATCAACCTCAGCAGTTAAGTAAGGCACATTTGATGCACTTGTAACTAAGCCTTTAGCATTTACAGTTACATTGTTAAACGTGCCTATATTGCTGTTAACCGTTGCAAGTGTAGCAATTACAGAACCCGTTCCCGAAGCTGTAACGTCACCAGTTAAGGCGGTAATTCCACCGCCACCACCACCGCCACCGCCAACTACGGTAACATTGTTTATTTTTTTTGCGTACTTTGCCATAATTTATTAAATATCTTCTACCCAGTTAACAGCTACTGCGCAAGTTCCTGCTGTTGTAGCTTTCATTGCAAAAGTAAGCGTTTCAGTTGGACTTATGAATATATCAAGGTCTGCTAAATTTATGTATTGATTATTTAATCTTGCAACCGTTGTATTAAACAATACCGTACCGCCCGTAATTGTTGTTCCTGCAATATCTACAGATGCTATACTCTGCCCGTTAGTAATTGTAACACCTTGATTGGCTGTTGTTCCATTTATTGTATTGAATGCAGGTGTACCACCTAAAGTAGTGTTTAAAATTACTTGTAAGGTTGCTACACCGTTACCACCATCGTAAGCAATTGATACGCCTTTTATGCGAATTTGCCCCCTATTTGATACTGTATTGTAAGTAGTTGCATTTCTAAGAGTTAAAATATTTGTAAGCGTTGTAATCGTTGCTTTACTGTTATCAGTCGCATTTTTTGCACCTAACGTCTTTATATCACCTTCAACAAATAAAGCACCACTACCAGTTTTTAAAACAACATTTGAAGTATTAGAAGTATTGGCAACTCTCCAAAGTAAATTTAATGACGGGTTTGCAAGGTTTGTTACAGTGTTTGTGTTAGGGTATTTTAAAATGTGAACTAAAGTAAATTCGCCATCTGTGTTATGTTCTATGTAATAATATACACACCCAAAACCTAAATACTGATATTTAATTTGTGCTACATTCCCCTTTGTTGGGTCTAAAAGCATCCCACTAGGGTTAGAACTCGAAGCTGTTCCGTCTAATGTGTCAACATTCCAAGACGATTGATTTACAAATGTTTCAGAATTATTGTTTATGTGGAATAAACCAAAATCAACACCATTATAACCAAAACAAAACCCATCCGTTAAGCTTGCATTTCCTAAACCAGCGTATTGTTTACTGTTTGCCACACCTGCACTAAACAACATTGTAAAGCGACCCATTGCCCCCTGACCAGCCCTATACTTTAAATAACGTCTTGAAATCAATTGAGCAGAACTTGAAGCACTCGCACCCGTTGCAACGCTTAATAAACTGTTTGCAGTTGTTGCTGTTCCTGTTCCTGTTACGGCTGTAGTCATAACCTGAGTATTTATTCCGTACTCGAAGCTTATTTGAGCCACAGGTGTAGGCATTGCCATTAACAACTCATTAAATGCTGTTTTTGGATTTTCAACCGCTGTTTTTAAGTTTCCGTTTTCATCAACTCCAACAAACTTAAACATACCGCCGTCAGTTTGTCCTACAATAACGCTTTTAGTTGTAGTTGCATCTGAATCTGTCGCAGGTGTAGAAGTTAAAGGGCTGTTTAACTGGTCAAAATTGCCATAATAAGTATAAAGACGTAAGAATGTTTGATTTGAACCACTATTGTTAGTAAATCTTACCCTAAAATAACGACTTGCCTTAATTGCTTTATGAACTTCCTGAATATTTGCTGAAACGGCAAAACCAGCAGAGGGGAATGTTTCAAAATTTATTCCGTCTACTGAAAAATCAAAATATAATATGCCGCTTTGGTCTGTTTTACAAACTACAAAAACATCAGGGAAATGATTTTGTTCAGCAGTTCCCGTAAACGTAGAACCGTTATTTAAAGCGATTATACTAGTATTTAAAGTACTTTGTACGCCTTTTTCGGTGTTTTCTCTTACGTCTAATTGCGTAGCTTCCAAAGATAACAAGTCAATTTTTGCTTCTTGTTCTATGGATAGCGTAAATGGTGAACTGTTTGCGTTCGTTGCTTGACCGTTCGGATTTGGAGGTGTATAACTCATTTTCTTATCTTATTAACCAATTAGAACCATTTGATATGAAATCTAAACTTTGGTAAGCCAAAGCCATAACTATAGAAGTACTTCCGTTTATGGTTTGTCCGCCTGTTGTATTTATCGTAGTTGTTCCACTTTCTAAAGTTACCGTATATTTATTATTATTACTAACAGCGGTTGGTAATGTTAGCGTATTTGTTCCCGTGCAATTTTGTACGTAATCGGTTAAAACTGCACTTCCTAAAGTAGCCGTTACGCCTGCTCTGTTTTCAATTAAACGATTAATTCCAGCCGTAACCGTTGGAGGTGTTAAAGTAACCTCTATATATGTTGATTCTGGATTAAAGAATAAATCCGTTGCACTTTCAGCCGTACCAACGTAACGAATAAATATCCCCTCTGTATCTGGAATTGCAGATTCTAAAACAATTGCACCCGAAGCCCCTACACAATAACGCTCGCCAACTGTAAGCCCTGAGCTTGTTACATTTCCCGTAATTTGTGCGCTACCTGTTGCATTAGCTAATATAGTTTGTAATACATATCTTAATTCTGTACTTACTTTTGTTTCATCTAAGTAGTCAGCTTTCCAGTACTTCCCATCGTTTTTTAAGTACACTAAGTCACCAGCTACTAGGTTCTCGCCTGCTGTTATGGTTTCAGTTGAACTGTTTGCAATGTCGCTTAACATTGCGAATGTTTCAGTAGTTAATATCCCTTTATTAGTTGGGAGTAAAAAAGTAGTTGCAAAAGTAGTACCTTGATAAACTAAACCACCATTAATAAGCCTTGTTATTTCACTTAGTGACGTTTCGTTAATTGTAAGCCCTATTTTTGATAATACAGCATTTTGAGTAGTACCAATTACGCTAACGCTTAAGCTAGATAATTGAGCATAAGTAGCACTTATTGTGGTAGTTGTTAATCCTGTACTATTGGTAATACCAAACCCGTTTTGATTTATTGACGCTGTTGAACCAGTATAAGGAACAAAACCGCTTAAATCAATAGCATTTATTTGACCTTGCAAGTTAGAAAAAGCCCCTAAAACGCTATCAGTTGCAGATATTACCGTATTTGTAAAAGTTGGCAACCCTGTTAATAAAGAACCCCTTACGTCGGATTGAAAGTCGCTTAAAGATTTATCCCCTCTAAAGTATTGTGCGGCTGTTCCTGTAGGCAATAAACCGCTTATCGAATCATCAACATATTTTTTATGTACAAAAGCTTTATCATCAACTAAAGTAATTAATGTTGTATAACCTGTTTCGGATTGCATTAATAAACCGCCAGTCACACGGTTTAAGTATGAATCGGCTATGTTAATCAATACACCATTTAAAATAGTTCCAGTAATTAACTGACTACTATTTTGAAATATATTTGTGTTTATATCGGTCTTAACCGCAGGCGTTGAAATAACACTCATTAGAACGGTATTTTAATTTGAATGAGATACTAAATAAATCTTGTGATACATCAAAACCATGTGATCCTATTTCAGCTTTTGAAATACTTTGGCTATCGTTATCTATATCGTTTAATTCAATGTTTGAATATTTTAAGAAATAAGCTGTTAAGTAATCTTTTACAATGCTTTTTTTAGCCATTACAAACATAATTATCGACGCTTCAATTAAATATGTAGTTGTTTTCCCTCCTGATTTTTCTTGTGTGAAGTTTTCAGATTTACACTTGAAATAAAATGAAGAATCAAAAGCATCATCAAAACAAACACGTTGTCCTTTTTCGTCATAATTAACTGTTTCTAGCTTGTTAAACTCTTTTTTATTGGCATAGCGAACTAATCCATAACTAAATGAAGTAATACCCTTATCTTTAAGGTTTGCGTCAATTTCGCATCTTATAACATCTAGTTTATCACTTAAAATACTCATCTAATCCGTTTTGAATTTCGTTATTAATATCGTTTAACTCTTCATTTGAAAGCTGAAATATTACTCCGAATCTTTCTTCATTCCAATCTGCTTTTTGTCCTTCTTTATCCGAACTAAAACCGACTACATAATCTTTTCCTAAAGGTGAAAAAGTGAAAGAATCCATCATTTCACCGCTGTAAGTTAAATCAATAAACTGTACTTGTCTACCTTCTTTTAATCTTTGTTGAGCCCAACTTTTAGAATAAGTACCTATACTTTTTTCATTTGAATCTAAGCCTTGATTTTGTACCCTTTGAGAAATTAAAGCAACCGAATTCAAGCAGGCTATACGGGCTATCTTGTCGGGTAATTCATCAAAGTTTATTTGTTCGTCACGAACTACAGTAACAGGCATATTTTAAGGCATTATTCCACCGTAAGTAATATTCTCTTTAGATTCACAATTAAAGCATTCCCCTTCACCATTTAAAGGTATAGATTCAATTGCTCTTGTTAATGCTTTTTTGTATTCACTTTCAAATTCATCTTTCAAAAACGCTGTACCTTCTGGATTTGAAACTGTAAATACATTTACGTTTGGGCTTGCTAATTTTTGCTTTAACATTTCAGATGCTTCTAAGTAAGTTAAAGCGTTTGCAAACCTAGCTTTATTTTCACATAAATACTGATAAGCAGAACAACAGATATCCATCTTGAAACCGACACCAAAACCCAAACCGCTTCTTTGAACGGTGTAAATATTAACAGGTTGCGCAGTTTCTAAAGTAGCAGCATTATACATGAATATTCCAGTACGTCCAGCGTAATAATTAGTACAATACACACATTGTAAATCTGAATCGTACCATCCGTAAAAACTTTCTTCTGTTTGAATTGTATCTATTTGACTGCAATCTACACCAAAAAAAGCTTCAAATATTTTATATCTTAAATTGAAAGTTTCATTTACTTCAATTTCATTGAGTCCGCTTTGTAAGGTAATTGATCTAGATAGAATTTCTTTCCCATCGTTCAAATCGTAACCTTTTAAAAATGTTGTAACAGTAGCCCCGTTATTATAGAAATAAAGCGTATGTATTCTTAATTCTGAATACTTTGATTGTGGCATTTGAACGTATACACCTCTATACTGATTTGAAGCTGGTATATTAGTTAATTGCCCGTATGTCGGTTGTAGTCGATTTGTTTGGCAAATAATCTCATTGAATTTTACAAATTCAGAAAGTTCATGTACAATATCCTCTTCTAATCTTACAAAAGACCTTTTTTGCACTTTATCGAATACATTTTTAAATGTACCCTCTTCGCCAATGGCTATTTTTTGAGCCAATTCTGTGTACATTCCTGCAAGGTCATTTATGTACATTCCAGAAACTGATTCAGGCTGTGAACAATGTTCGATCCCTACGAGATTATAAAGGCAATGGTCAGTAACATTCATATATTTAAACTAAAAAGGGGCTTTTTACACCCCTAATTAAACAAAACAAACAACAATTAAGCTTCTACAATTAAAGTAATATTTACTTCGCCTTGCATACCACAAGCATTTTCCGCAATAATTGGAATAGCTAAACCAGCCGTTACAACCGCAGTAGTACCACTAATAATAATCAATTGACCGCTTACAGATAATGTCACACCGCTTGGTAATGTTGCAGTAGTTGAAACAGAATATAGGTCTTCACCTGTATCTAATGACATACTGAAAGCTTCTGTAGCCTGTGCTGTGATTACGTCACCAACTGCTGTAGCTGTACCGCTTACAACCTCCCATTCCAACAAATCATCACGTTCGAATAATGCTTGGCAAAGTTCTAATAAGTCAGGAGTAGAATCGAAAGGGATTGCGGTATTTTTGTAACTCCATGTAATTGTGATATTACCTTCAATGAAAGTATTTATATCATCAGTAATAGGAGTTTTTGCGTCTACTGTCAAAGACACAGTTGAAGCAACTACCCAACCCTTATTTGACGTGAAGTAAATAGGGTAATAACCGATTGAAGATTCTTGAAAATCATTCCAAAATTCAACTTGACCAGTAATATCAAAATCAGTAGCGACAATAGTGTGAAGCTTAGATAAAATACGTGTAGGCTGTTTTCCTGCACCTTTACCCGTTGAACTTGCACCACCATCATAAGTAGCGTTTGTATTTCTGAAAATAACAGCGTTACACGCTTTCTCAGCTTGCAATAGCTGAGGTTCTAAAGCCAAAGCCGTATTAATCGTAGTACCTTTTTTAACAAAAGCAATATGAATGATACGGTTAGGCTCTTCCGTTGGGCAATCATTGCACGCACGGTTTGCAACTTGTGAGCATCCAAATAACATATATTTTTATTTAAAAGAGGGGCTATTAAACCCCTCTTTGATTAAAATTAAACCGCTGTAGCAATCGCATTAAATGCGCCATTCACTTCATAAAGTGCATCTGTTGCACTAAATTCAGTAAGAGGAGAAACCCAAACATCGAAGTGTAAGCCTACAATCATTTCGTAGTACTCACCGCATTCATTTGGTAAGATACGAACATCGTAAACTAAGCCTGGTACAAACGGATCCATCATTGTCCCTCTTTCCATTGTACCAATTGGACGACTGAATTTACCAACATACTCATTGTATGATGCAAATTGAACAGAACCCGGCATGAACATACCGAAGTTGTTAGCACCACCCAAAATAGTACCAGCGTTTAAATCAGAATAAAATTTATATCCTGCTGCTGCATTCATTGCTGAAATATCAACCCCAGCAGAGTTGCAACATCCGTAACCCATTGACTGAGTAGCAAGGTACATGTTACCATTTCCGAAAACTAAAGGCGTTCCACGGAAAGTAGATTGCATAACTTCCTGACGGAAAGTATTGAAACCTGCTGGTATAACACCGCCAGACTCTAAGCCAGTTGTTGCAGTTGTTCTATAAACAGGAAATGACTTTGTAACCGCTCCGCCTTTCCATTTACCAACCTTAGCAGCGTATTGAGTAATACAAGCGTCATTGATTGATTGACGCAAAGAATCAATGTCTAACATAAATTCTGTTACGACTTCTCTCATTGCTTGCAATGCTGTTGCTTGACCTGCTGCGTTGTTTGATTGACCAAAGCGAACCCAATCAGAGTGAGAAGAACAAAGAACTCTTAAAGCTTCTTCTGACACTTTGAAAGACTGCTCTCTGTACAATGTTGTATTGAAAGTTTCTTCTAAGTATGGTCTTTCTACACCGTTACCGCATGATTTTGCAGTTTCAACACTTGCAGGAGTAGAACGAACTTTGTGAGCTACACGAACGGGGCGAGGTTGCCCAGGCTCTACAGTGCCGTTATCAGTGATTACAGAACCGTCTCTACGGTTTGCAGGGTCAAACATTGCCTGTAAGAAACCGACAGGGGTTACTAATTCGGCTTGTTGTGGATTAATTTCGTTTAATCCAACTAAGAGGGCTGGACATGCAGCACCTGTTTGAGTAATTGCCATTGTTTATTGAGAATTAAAAAAGGCTAAAGAGTTTAGTCTTTAGCCTTTCAATATAACAATAACAATTTTTTATTTTTGGTTTGCTAACTGGTCAGCCAAAGCCCTTTCAAACGCCTTTTGGGTTATTGGGTTTTTGTGAGTAGCATTTCCGCCTGTATTAGATGGCAGACCAGTAGTTGTAATTGTTGGCGTTGCTGTTTGTGGTGTACTTACAGCCAAATATTTTGAGTTAGAATAGATATCTTCCTCTATGTCTTCAAAGGTAATATTTTTATTATTACGTTGTGCATAAAGTTCAGGATTTTTTTTACTCTTAATAACTTTATTTCCGTTTTCATTTACGATTTCCCATTCATTTTGTTGCAAATGCTTGTCAAGTTTTGCTTTGAAAATGGTCAATCTGTCTTCTTTATCGATTGAATCGCTCCAGTTTTTAGACAAAACACGAGATTCGATGAAAGAATCAATTTCTTTTTGAGTGTATTCTTTGCGCAATTCATTGATTTGTTTTGTGCTTAACTCCTCAATTTCTGAAACTTTTTTGCGCTCAATCTCAATCTCAGCCGTAAGCCTTTTTACGGCTTCGGAATCGTTTGATTGCGTTTTAGACGTAAGTAAGTCAAAAGCGGAATTTCTACGGTCTGTATAGTTCCTGTTTTCAAATACTTTGTCTATTTCTTCTTTTGAAAATCCTTTAGACTTTAATTGCTTTTCTAAGTTTTGATCTAATGAAGAAATGTAAGTATTAAGATAATGATCTTTTAAAGCTGAATTGTTTTTTGCATCCTTTTCAGTGAATAGGTTGGTATCAACTACACCCGCCACATTATCGGGAATTTCAAAGTCCAAAGCGTCTAATCCTTCGATTGCGTCAATTTCAGATTTTTCAATACCAGCCTTTTTTAGTACTGAAATAATAAAATTCTTACCTTTTGCCATGTGTTTAATTGTTGTTTGTTTTGTTTGTTTGTTTACGCTAATACAAAATTTCTGAATGCAGGCATTCTTTGCTCTTTTGGCAGTGTCATTTGAGTATCTGCAAGAAACTGAGAAATCCAACGCTCTGTAACAATAAAGTCGTCACCTGCTGCATTTAATTTTCTATCAATTACCTTTACCATACCTTCCGCACCTGCTGGTATTTTTTCAATCTTTGTGTTTTCCGCCTTCTTATCTAAAGGCAATTCTTTTGCTTCTGCCATTTTTTTAAAGTTTTTATGTACAATTAAAATTTAATTACGTAATTTACTATAAACTAAACAAAAAAACATTATGAAAGCTTTATTTATCCATATTATTTTTATCACATTGTTGTTTTCATGCAAAAAACAAGATGATATAAACCCATCAAAACAAACTTTATCCTTTATAGTTCAAATAGATGAACAAGCTTCGCAGGCTTTAGATTGTCGTAAATTATGCTACTTTGCAGATAATGACAAATCAAAAGTTGATACTCTAAAATTCTGTAATGTTGGATTAAATACATTTAGAGTTACGATTCAAGCAAACACGTCTATTGAGTTTTTTATGTCTGGTAAATCAAATTTGATTGCTACTAAAATTACAAAGCTTAACGGATTGACTCAATTAAATTTAAAACATGTTTCCGCTTCTGTTTATTCTGCTGAAATTGCACACGTTAAATCTATTTATTAGAATATTTATTGTAGATGCTTTCTGATACAGGAATTAGAGAGTGTCTACAGTTCCAACCGCCTAAGTTTACAAATATATTTATTTCGTTTGTGCCTGCTATTTTACCGCTCCAATCGCCCTGATTACCCCACTTTTGTACTTGTTCTTTTGTGAAGTACTTTCCGTGCTTTGCTTGACAAAAAGAACGGGTATCGCTTATAGCCGTACCACGATATAAGTAATGCTTTAATCCTAAATCATCGCTTACAGTATTCATATATTGTCTTGAATACTGCCTTATCGCATCACTAGAAACCTGTGAAATATATCTCTTAATTGTTGGTTGTGATATTAGTTCAACTTTTAAGAACGCTTTCAATTCACTTATAGAAGTTCCAGAACTAACTTGCTTTTGTATACCTTCGATTAAAGGCTGTTTGAAATTGCTATCTATACCACTACCTAAAAGACTATCTACAGTTGTGAAAACGTTTGATTGAGATATTTGTTTATAAACTATTTCGTTACGTTCGTAATTATCTAGTATTGAAACAAAGTAATCATCAATAAGTTTTGATGTGCTTGTATAGTCTTTTAGATAGTCTTTAACCGCCTTCGAATAGTCTCCTTTGAAATACTGGTCAATCTTTGGCTTTATCGCTTGTATAGCTTTTAGATTCTCGATTGAATTTAAAACCGTTCCAATATTATTACGCTTTAACGCTTCAATGTCTCCAATTATTTCATCATACAAACCATTAGAAGCATCTATTGCAGACGCTTCCATTTTCTTGCTTGCATCCTCTAAAGTCTCCTCTAAAGTGTCTAATATTTTAGATTGTTTGTTTTCCATTAATGCGTGGATTACCTAATATTTTACGGGCTGTTGCTTCATTAAATCCAAATATTTCATAAAGCAAAGATATAGCAGCGTTGTAATCTGTTATGCCTTCTGCTACTGATGCTTGTATTTCTAAAATACCCTGTACACCACCTACAGAACCTTTTAATTTTGCTTTTGCTTCTGCTTCTATATCTACTGGTGTATCTATTTGCCCCCCCCAATATTCATGCCATCATTTCCAACTATTGGAATAAGTGAAGCCGTATTCTGAGTATTGATACTTTCAGCTAAAGTATAAATAATTCTTTTTTGATCAATGTATTGCAAATCTAAGAAATTAGGCACTGTTTGAATCGCTTCATTTATCAAACTTGTAATTTGACAAGAAACAATAAACTGAGTTTTAGTGCATGCCCCCGAACTCATTTCAAGTACCTTTTCGTCACTTGTTTTGTTTGGCATCGGGTCAAGTTGCAAAGTCAACTCATTAACTTTATGCTGAGGGCTGTTTTTCCCAAACTCTTTTTGAGACAATGAAATATACAACTGATTAAGCATTGAACTTGGAGCACCTGCATCCTTAGCTGTTTTTATGTTGCTCATCAAAGCATCAGCATAAACAACATCGAATTCACTAGGTATCTGAACTGTTGGCAAATTATCAAAACGTATAGCACCTTGATAACCGTATCTTAATTCGTTTACAAAGAATATAATCGGGTTAATGATATTATTACCTAAGTGATTAGCAATAATAGATAAGAACCCGTTCAATTCCTGTCTATCGTACATTTTAGCAATACCAGAGTTAACCGCTGGTTCTTGCATTAACCATTCAAAATTAAACGCTGCTAAACCGTCTTGTATATCTTGTTTGTACTCTTGTTTTAAATATTCAATACTTTTTATGTCTCTATTGATGTAACCCATTGGCGGAATAGGCACGGAAACAGAATCATTCATACCTGTTTTTTGTGCTACCTTAATAAGCTTATTACCAAATGGGGTTTTATTGGTAATCATACCAGTACCACCGCAAGTATTACAAGCAACATCATAAGGCTGTTTAGTACTACTCATTTTCTGAATAGTTCCTTTACCTTTACAGACCTTGCATTCAGTATCTTGAATTTCCCATCTGTCAGGATGTAAGTGCAAAACCATGTTTACTTGGTGATCTGAATATCTTCGAACCGCTTCGTTAAACATTGGAACGCATCCCTGAAAAAAAGACTCGTTTAAACGTTCTTTGATAGTAAACTCTTTAATCACACCACCAGACTGGACGCATGGCATGTATTTATTCCCTTCTTTATCAACTACGCTAAAAGGGAATATTTCAATAGTAAATGTGTTTTTCTCATACTCCCCTGTTTGGGTAATTATCGAATATGATTCATTATCTACTGCAATTAAAATTTTGCCTTTATGTACGTATTTATCCCCTTCTTTTACTTCGCTTTTTTCTTCTTGTTCTGCTACGAAAAGTACGTTTTCTTCATAGTAATAAATATCATCACTTTCGTAAAAAAACGGATAAGGGCGTACTAGTTCGGTATCATCTAAAGGATTGTTTTTTGGCAAAGGTAAAACAGCTAAAACGCTGTTAGGGTCTGCAAGCATCCTATCAACAAAAAAGCTAAAAGTCCAATTTGTTAAGGAGTCGAAAAACGGGAATGATTCTAAAATATAATCCTGCAAAGTAGCTTTATTTTTGCTAATTCCTTTTTGTTCTGGAAAGTCAATTTTAAAACCCTCTGCTTGATTAATTTTCTTTACAACATTTGAAGACTTTTCCCAATATGTTTTTGTAACAGGCTCATAAACTGCACGTCTATACTCTTTGTAAATTGGCAATTCGTTTGGTCTTGCCGTTTCGTCAATGAGCTTATATGGATAGTCACCACAAGCGTGTATTTCTAAAACCTCTGCTATTTCGTCGGCTTCTTTTTTAAACTTTGAATAAGGAATATCTTTTTTATCCTTTGCTAAAAAAGGCTTTATTATTTCTTCTGTTAACATGATAAATTAGTCTTATTATATCCTTGTTCGTAAATTTTTACCTTAGCCATAGTTAGATTAATCTGATTAGGGTCGAGACGTTCATCACGTTCGTAAGAACCTTGTCCTGAATACTCTATACTATCAATTTTGAATGTTTGATGTTTACACGCAATACTTAAAGCGTCATGTATTTTATCATCAAAATATCCTGTTTGCAAGTCGAATGTTTTATCAATTTTTACATTGTTATTTTGAAATACACCGTTTGTCTGTCTGTAAATCTTTTCGTTTACAACATTCTGAGGGTTTAATATATTCAAGTCTAAACGTACTTTTTGGGTCGGATTACCAAGTAAATAATAATCATACCCGAAAGCGTTCGTACTTGCCGTATATTCAACAATAGCAGTATTACAAGCCATTTTTTGGCTTATAATACTGAATGTATTTGATAAAGCGATTACTTTGCTCATTACTATACTTTTTCTACGATGTAAACTTTAACATCTCCCAAAGGATAAGTTACACCTGTAGTATCCCATCCGTTAGTTTTTACTGTCATAAAAACAAGGTCTAAACCTGATTCATTACAGATAAACTGAGTGTTCTGGATTCCAGAAGCAACTAAAGCAGATACTGTAAATGATACAATATTACTTATAGATATATCTACCCCTGTTAAAGTAAATCCAGTGTCATAGTTAGGGTCAATAATTGATATTGCTGTGGCGTCAAATACTTTATATTTTAAATTAAACGTATCATTTGTTTGTACCCCTAATGAATAGTCATCTTCCCATGCTCCAAAGAAATCACTTGAGCTTGTTTTTTTAAATACTTGCCCTACAGAACCGCCAATGAACTTATTAACTGCTTGAATTACTGCATTCATTCGAGTAATTGCAACACTCCATTTGTCTCCAGTTGGTGGTGGGCTTGGGTTTATTGTTGTTAGTGCCATAATTATTAATAGAAATCGTTTACGTAACAATTAAGTGTTTCAGCAAAATATACTTCATCTAAGTCGAAAACATAAGAATTTTCATATAGTGAGCAATCTGCATTTGTGATTAGTTCAATAGTTTGAGTAAATTCATTGCATTGAGAATCAATAACTATAACATCATAAATACCGTTTTGCAAATCCTCATAATCTCCTGAAACTTGGAAAGTTAAACCGCCATCAATTGAATATTTATACGGGCTTGTTCCGCTTGTAGGTGTTAAGGTAATAGTTCCGTCAATATTTCCAACTGTTGTATTGGAGTAATCAACTGTAACAAGTAAATCAGTTGTGCTATTACTAAAACCAAATTGATAATCTCCTTGATTGATATGTGGTATTGTAACATTGCAAACAAGCTGATAACTGTCTGGATACCCGCTTTGCGTAATAGTACCAGCACTTTGAATGAACTTACCACCTTGATAAATACCTATTTGTAAGTTAGAATCAAGTTCATAATTTGAAATTAATCCTATGTCATCAGGATTTACAATAAATGTAAATGTATCAGAAACTAAAGCAGGTAATTTATAATATTCGTCATCATTTTCGCAAAGTTGATTATTGCAAAATTCTGTACACTCGTTAATAAACGATCTGCAATAATCAACTGATTCAAACCTAAAGAAGTTACCAGAATTAAGGTTTAATGTTTCTTTTTCAATGCAATAATCAATTACAACATCCGTACAATCACCATTTAAAGGAGGTGCAAAAGTTAAAGTAACCGTTTGAAACCCTTCAATTTCAATAATTATTTGATTGTATTTTTTGTTAATTGCTTCAAGAATAACTTTTCCGTCTGAATCAGTCTCCCCCGTATCTGTTATTTTATTGTTACATAACGATATAACATAAGCGCCCTCTATTGGATTGCCGTTTTTATCTGTAACAATTATACATATACTACCAGCACTTCCAACCTCAAAGGAGAAATCAAATGATAAATCAAAAGAACCTAGTATTAACATTATTCGAAAGCTCTAATTAGTTTGAAGTTGCACTCTCCGCCTGATTCATTTGGAGTAAATTTAAGTTCTTTAATGAATCCTTTTTCAATTTCTGAATCATTACAAGAATATTGTATAACTCCCTTTGTATTTGCTAAAATACTAATAAATTCCGAAAAACTCACAGGATATTTAAAATCAATGTATTCAGGGATAAATAAAGGCGTTTTTTGTGCAATATTATACGGTGGATATGCGTTTTGGTTAGGAGCTAACACATTAAACGGGTCATTCTCTTGATGTAAACCGCTTGTACTATCTATTAAAGTACTTGTAAGTAAAGTTTCAAGTAAATAATTTGCTTCGCCACTTTGAAAACTAATATCTACAGTCGGAGTTTTCCAAATACCAGCACAAACATACTTAAACCAATATGCAAAACGTCTAAATGGAGAGTAACGCAAATTATAACACGTATCAGGTGATAGTACATTGTTTACAGTCGTAAAGTTTTCATTACGTTCCGAAACCGTACCGGCTAGATAACTTTGAGTGCTTCCATCAGTCGAATATTTATCGCTTGTTACTGTATTTCTGTTAGTCGCAATAATAAAATTATCATTATCCGTTTCATACTCTGTAGTTGGGTTTGCTGAAAATTGAACCCGTCTAGTATACTCTAATATGTAACCGCTTGTAATGAATTTTGATAACTTACTAAAGCTGTTTTTGATTGTTTTTAGTGGTGAATACCAATTATTTACAGCGTTAAACTCATCTCGTCCATTGCTTTGACCTTGGTTAAGATTCCACTTTTCAGAACCTAATGAAATATTGCTGAAATACAAATCATTTGCTACAGACCGTTGTAATCCGTCTACATTTAAAGCTGAGAATATAACCGTATTTTTATCATAGAAATACTCTTTTCCTTCTACTTCTAGTCTAAATAAACTACCATCTGAAACGATTTGACAACCGATATTATGCAAGGCATCTAATGAACTAAATAATTCTGAAAACTTACAAATTATTGGTAACTTTTGATTATTACCGTCTAGCATGTTACGGATATTAAGCCCATTTGTAACTGCTCCCCATGATTCAATACCATTCGAAGAATAAGCATAAGGGGCTGAATTAGTACGACCGTATATTTGTGAACGTAAAATATCATTTTGCCCTGTTATTGACTCTGTTACACGTGCTAATGTTTCAAATATCAAATTTGCTTTTGCTGTGCTTGGTGTTTGTAAAGTGTCCTGTGAAATCTCGCAATTTAAAGTTGCGTAATCGCTTGTAATAGTCAATTCAACTGAACTTGCAAGCGGAGACGTAAGGAAACCAGAGAAATAAATAATAACTCTTTGTCCTGCGTTAAATGTACCTGTGTTTGAATATGAAATACTTACGTTTTGAGTATAATTTGAATCACTTGAATATGGTACATCATTTGTTTGCAAAACTATTGCAGAATCCAGTGAGCCGTCACCATTATAAACATGCAAACGTGTCTCATATCTTATTGTAGTAGAAAATGGTGAACCTAAAGAAACAGAAACGATATTAAAATCAAAATCAGCTTCAATATTTACATTAAATTCACCGTTTTCCTGTATTTCAATCAAAGATCCACTATTAAATATACTACTTGGTGAAGTAATTAAATAAGGTGTTGCGCTAATTACTGAAAATGATTCTAGTATTTCACTTACAACATTCTGAAAAGCTATATTAACCCCGTAAGCATTTGCAGTAGTCCAGTTGAAAGGTGGGTAAACGTATGGATTTATACTGTCGTCTGGTTTATCCCACTTAGATAATTTTAGAATATTTTTACTATGCAATCCCAATTCTAAGCTTGGAATAGTTGACAATGTTTGCCCATCTAAACCGATATTTGAATCTAAATTTATTGGCGTGTCTAAACGGTTTTTAAATAGCCTAGAAATGCTCTTGTCCTCAAAGTTAAGCTTTACTTCACCTTCACTATAAGAGTAAGTAGATAGGTTTAAAAAGCCATTGAATAGAGTTGTATAAGTATCTTGACATAAGTATTCAATTAAGAATAAAGCTTCTCCATCTACACCATATTGATCGTAAATAGACTTTAATAATTGTGCACCACTATTCCAAAATACCAATGCAGTAGAAAATATATTCTCTAAACCGTGGTAATTTTCAGAACGCATAACAGTAATTTCTACAGAATCCCAATTAGTTGGTTCTTCTACTTCGATACCGTTTATTTTAAATCTATATCTTAAAGTAGTCATTAGTTATTTGCGTTTCGGATTGTGTATTTACAATAGTTTTTTTGAATCCCCTTTCGGTCAATTCTATATGAATCTCTGGACGGTTTTTAATTTCTTTTCTTAAATCCTTAAATATGTTTTTCATTTCTGAAAGTTCCTCTTTAAACTTATCATTACCATTTAAAGCCCTTTCATATTGTCTATGGTTTAAGGCGAAATCATTAGCCAATTTAGGGCTTATATTTTGAACGTTATCAAGTAATTTACCATAAGTATTAGAAACCTCTGTAGTATGTACTCTTTCGCCTGGTCTTAATATTGCTGTTACTGTATCGCTTCCAGTGTCTACACCCTCAACTTTGCGAGTACCAAATTTATATTTAGGTGGTTTTTGAGAATTAACCCTATTAGCTTGTGCTAAACCTAAAGCAATAACCCCAACCGTTAAAGGTATTGCAAAAGCCCCACCAATTGCAATCGTTTTAGATACTGCTTGAGCCGTATTTATTGCAATATTAAACAATGCCTGTTGTTTATCAGCTTCAAATTGTTTTTGACGCTGTACTTTTAATAAAGCAGAATACTTAGCTTCAATTTGTGCTTTTGCTTGTGCGTTATCACCTGCACGTTTTAAATCTTCTTCTCTCTGTGCATTTATCGAGTCTGTTTCTTGTTTAATCTTATCAGAACGAAATTCGAAACCTTCTTTAATAAAATCTAAAGCAAGTTTTGAAGCTATTTTTTCAGCTTCTTTTCTTTGTTCTGCTTGTTTTTTTGCGTCTGCTGTTATTTTATCTTGTATTTCTTTAGCGTTTTGTGCGTCTAATTCATACAATGCTTTTTTATCATCAACTAATTTTTGCTCAATAGTTGTGCGCTCTTCTGTACTTAGATTTGCAATTTCTAGTTTTTGTTGATCTAATTCAATTGCTCTTACAATTTCATCACGTGCAAATTCTTTTTGAATAGCTGTGATTTGTTTTTGTTTTTGCTCCTCTGTACCAATTACTGATTGTAATTTTTCAAGCTGTACATTGTCGTAAATTACTTTCTCTTGTTTTGCTGAATCTTCAAGTGTCTTTAACTCTAAAGTCTTTTGTTTTTCAATTCTTTCAAGCCTATCTTTTTCTAGCTTTTCTGCATACTCTGTATCGTATTTGTAAAGTTCTGCATAGTATTCTTGACGCTGTACTATAAGTTCTTTGTCAATTTCTTTCGAATTTCTACCAAACTTTTTATACAAATCGTCTCTTTTCTGTAAGTAATCTAATTGAATACCTATGATATAATCTTGTTTGCGTCCTTCTGCTTTAGCTTCTCTTATTGCTAATTGTTCAGCTTTATTAAGATTATTTAAAGCATTATTAAACGCCTTATTTTGTGCGTCAATACGTGCTTTTGTTTGCTTTTCTGATTCGTCCTTTATAACGGGCGTTAAGTCTTTTTCAAACTTTTCGTATTGCTTTAATCTCTCTTTAGCAAGTTCAATTCTTACTTTCGCTTGATTAATTTCAAGCTGTTTTGTTTCAGAAATTGCACCACGTATAAATTTTTCTGAGTCTATTAACTCTTGCTTTTTCTTAATATATCTTTCTTCACTTGCAATAAGTTGCTCAATTGCTTGCTTATCTGCGTCAAGTGCTGATATATTTCTTTTCTTTTCTAAACTTGCAGAAAGGTTGTCAAATTTCATTTTTGCAAACTCTGATTGTTTGCTTAACTCTTTTAATCCTGACTCTTTTTCTAATTGCTCTTTAGATTTTATTGCATAAGTAATTACTTTTAATATTGAATCTATAGCACTAACAGACCACGCAATAATACCGCTTTCTGAGTTCCCTAATGTGATTAATAATTGGTCGTAACTATCCCCTAAGTTTGAAATTTGCCCCGTTAAGGTTTGAGATATTGCAGCGGTTGAACCTGTTACGCCTTCTAAATCTCCAAGACCTAAAATATACTTTTGAACTTCTGCGGTAGTATTTTTTACCTCTGTTGTTACGCCTTTAAAAGTAAATGCTGTTGTATCACCGTTTTTCTTTGCAGTTATACCAAACTCCTTTAACCTCTCATTTTCCCCACTGAATGCGTCTAGTGCTGCTTCTGTTAATTGGTCAATAGATTTTCCCGTAAAGTTAGCAATATCAGCAAGTTTTAACATCTCAGTTTTAGTAAGATTTAAACCTCTGTTAGCGAACTTAATATAAGTTTCTGTTAGTTGTTGAACTGAAAAGTTAGTCTTAGACGCTGTATCCGCAATCATTTGCATCGCAATATCAGCAGATTGTTGTGAGCCTAAAGAATTTGTTAAAACAGCTCTATACTTTTGAAACTCACCAGTAAGATTTATGATTTGTTTTTGAAAGTCGATTAGTGAGGACAAAGCAAATGCCCCTGCAACCATAGCACCCAAGCCTTTTAAGCCATTACTAAAAGTAGAAGTTGATTTGCTTATGTTATCAACTTCTTTTGCTGATTGCTTAGACTCTTTTTGTATTGTATCGTTTGTTTTCTTAGCCTGTGCATCGGCTTGCTTCATAGCATCAACAAGTTGTTGCTCCTCAGCAGTTAGTTGCTCTGTTGCTACCTTAGCACTCTTTAAACCGCTTGTATCGCTAGTATAAACAATCTTTACATTCTGTACCGCTGTACTCATTATTTTTCACTTAATTTTTTCAAATGTTTGTTTACAGCGTCGATATGCTCATAGAATTCAAGCGTACCCAATTTACTTATACTTTCTCGACCAACTCCTGCAATATTTTGATTTGCGTAGAAAGCTTTAAATCCAATCCATTGTTTATATTTCCCGATTGAATAGTCGATAAAAGAGTGTTTAACTGGCTCTTTAGTTCTACGTTTTCCGCCTTGAAATAAGTCTGGAAAAATCCCTCGTATGCTTTGAAAGAGGGTAGTAAATCTTTCATGTGAGCGGATAAAAAAAAAGAATCGAAAGTTTTATTTTCTATCCAGTGTTTTATTTTACGCTCATTATATTCGTGGTCATATTCGTAAGCGTTTTCATTAGCATCAAAGTAATAGATTGAAGCTAATTTGTACAACATCGTAATATTGTGAATATTTTTCATGCGCTCTTCAAGCATCGAAACGTCACTAACAACCCCTACAAGGTCGCCTTTGTTGCACTTAATTCTAATTGAAGCTATAAGGCTTTCAAGGTATAACCTATCAACACGCCACTCCATAGAATCGTATACTTCTTGTGCTGCATGCGCTCGCTCAATAGGTATTTTAAAATCATTCGTAAAAGCAAAATAGTCTACACCTCCAGAAGTAAAGCAATGTTCTATCGTATGCCCTTCTTTTAAACGGAATGACTTTTTGTATAGAAATGGGAATAGTTTGGATAATAAACTCATGTGTTATAAATATAGCGATGCACATACAAATAGTATAATATTTGATACAATAATACCAAATAATGAACCAAGCCAAAAACTGTAATTTGAAAATATACTCATAAATCTTTTAGTTTGGTTGTAAGTAAAATAGTAAAGTAATTAACCCCTAATCCTAAAGGTATTAGTAATAGTTTCATGTGAAACAAAGCCATGAAGGCTATACAAACCCATGTACCAAAGCAGAATACACAACCGCCTAAAGGTTTAAAAAGCCAAACAGGTAGATTGTTTAGTATTAATTCGTAATACTTTCCAAATATCATACCTTCATTCATGCAGTCATCTAAGAAACATGAAAGAAGTCCAGTACAGATACAAAGTAATATTAGTTGATTCATTACTTCTTTGTTGGTTTACCACGCTTAGAACCGCAATTGCAGGCTTTACACTTGTATTCTTGCATCTGTCTCATTTGTTTGTATGTTTTCTACTTTAAATAATAATTTACCGTATGTTTTATTGTTTTCTGTAATTACGAAATTTTCAAAAAACAAGAAATAAACTCTTGAAAACGAATTAAAGAAACCGCTTGGTATTTTAGTTAAATCAACTATTGTTGTACCTAAATCGTCTATTTCAATTTCAATAAAGTATTCATTACCAAATAAGTCTTGAATAGTTAATCTATCGCTTGTATTTGGTACTAAGCCTATTATAGTTAAAGTTTCGAAACATTGCGCAATTTTTTGGCAATTGTCTAAAACTGGCTCACAACAAGTATTATTCATAATGCAATTTAAAACTTATTCGTCAAATGTAATACTAATTTTGTTATTCATTTTTAATATTCAATAAAGAAATCTTATCCCTGTGATGTGCGTTAAAATGGTATCTAAGAGGATCTAAATGGTGAGTCCTTTCTGGATTTTTCTTTTTATATGTATCCATAGACCCCCTATCATCAACCTCAACTGCTAATAAGTCATTGTGTAACTCTACACATTCAGTAGAAATATTAATAGTATAGTGCTTAAATAATAAGTTTGTTAATATACGGCTGTTTAAATGAGAAGGATTCGCAGCAGGAACAAAGAAATGCCTTTCATAAGAAAGATTTAATAAAGAACGCAACATGTCGTAAGCAGACTCATTTCCGCTTGTAAGAGCCGATTGAGCACGTCCAGAAGCATCGCCATTTATAAATAACTCGTGACCTTTCCAATCCTCATAAATCATTTCACATAGCATTTGTAAATCATACCCTTTAAAATGATATTCCCTAAGTACATTAATAGTATCTGGCGAATGTGTTGGATTCTGAATAGCTAAACACGTGTTTTGTATATTAAAATCCCAAGACAAAAACACATCATCATAAGGTGAATAAAGTTCTTTTGTTGTATATTTAAAATGAATATTTTTATTATAAGCCTTCGCAAATAGTTTATCAGGGTCATCGACACCCCACTCACCAAGTGCATAAATATTATAATGGTTTTCATCTACTTCTTTTAAATTCTCTAGCTGTTCTTTATCTATATCAGTTAAAAACCTATTATCCTTGTATGTAGTTCTAAAAACTGTCATGTTCTTAGAATACGATTGAGAATCAATTAATTTTGTTTTAATCCAGTGGTTTATATTAATTGGGTTAAACAGGAATATAATTTGTATTCCTTCAATACCCCTAGCACGTCTATTTAATTCTAAGAAATCATTAAAATCTAACTGAGAAGCTTCCTCAATTATTATTCGCTTGATTCCTACTATAGATTTTAATTTCTCTGGATCGTCAACACCTTTAAAAAGTATTCTATGACCCGTTTCTTTGTTTTCAATTTGTCTCTTAGCATTTGAGTATGTCCAATTGAAATTGTCTTCAATGTGATATTTTTTAGCAAGCGATTTCAAAAGAGAGTAACACGAATCATAAATATCTGTCGCATGCTTACGTACAAAAAGAGTATCATAATTACAGTTTCCGTCAAGTTGTAATAATAATTCTAATTGATGCTGTGCTACAGACTTTCCAGACCCAGCACCCCCATAATTCATGATAAAACGAGAATCCGCTTTCTTAATTTTATAAAAAAGAGAGTTAAATAATTTATGTCGATTTGTTACAAAGTCAAATTCCAAATTATTCTTCTTCAGGTAATGAAACTATTGTTTTTGTTGTTGTTTCTTGGTTAACTTCTTTCTTGTCGGCTAAACCTTGAATACGTGCTACTAAATTAGAATTGAATGCGCCAACCATTGCGCCCTCAATCTGATTATTGTCAATTAGCTCCAATGCCCGTGTAGTGAGTGCAAAATGATTTTCATAACCAGGCTTATTTGAAGCATAATTTTTTAATGTTTCATAGGAAATTGAAGCATAAGCGCAAAGATTACCACGTGTTAATGGTGTTTGAGTAGGTATGTAAATTATTTCACCCGCTCTATCTCCTGACCTTATTGCATCTGCTTTATTCCAGTATTGAGTTTTCATAAATTCGAAATAATTTACTAGAACTTGCTCCCACTCTTCTGGATTGTATGCTTTTTCTGATTTATTGAATGTCCTTAAATCCATATTACAATTTACAAATATTTATTTTTATATGAATCATATATTTTAAAATGAGTTCCTTTTTTGGCTTCTTTTGCATCTTTTAATTTATCAAAGCTAAAATCTAAATGTATTATATTATAGCCTATTTTACTGCAAAAAATATACCTTAGTTTTTTATTTTTGTCATTTAAAATGATTGGCTCTGGTAATTCTTGGTAATATTCATAATCCATGTAACGAAACCACCTACTAACATACATTAATCCTTTTTTATCTTGAAAAAGAAAGTTTTTTAATCCAAGTTGTATATTTTCAAAATCTTCTATTTTTATTTTTATCCATCTTTCTTTTTCCAATTCCTTAATAGCTTGATCTATCAATATACCTAATTCAGTAGGGTTGGGTTGTGGTATTGTTTCGTCGCCACGTCTCCATTTATTGTAGGTTTTTAAACCTTGAATTATTTCATCTTTACCCATTGGATTCGATCTTTAGTAAAGTAATTATGTGCGACGTTATCCAGTTCAAACTCTTCTCCATTCCAGTACAGAACCGCTTTAGTGTTTTTTTTTCCGATCACAAAGTAAAAATCTTTTTCGGTTGGTTGTTCTGTTTCTAAGTCGATTACTTGCATATTTTTCTAGGTCTTAATATCCATTTTTTTTGATTATGGTCAAAGTATTTGTTTGGGAAATACGTTATACCTGTGTATGGTGAGGTCATGTCAAGTATTCTTTGAGTTTATCTTTTACAAGTTCTTTTAACTCGCTTACTTTTGAACATGGCACTCTAAATGCTATTGTCGTAGTTGGTTCGTTGTATTTTGGTTTTGCTCCCGAACTTAATCGAGAGCCACCATGTTTTGATTTAACTATCATTTGTACAATTTTTACAAACAGGTTTTGCGTTTTTTGTTATTGAATAATTAGATTCGTCTACACAGAAAAACATATTTCTATATTTTTCTTTATTGTGACATATTGAACAATTAACAATATTATTTAATTGTTTTTCTGTTTTTATTTGTAGTTTAATTTTAGGATTACGCCCCATAAAATGCACTTGCAAACTCTGAATCCATTTTTTCTAATTTATCAGAACATTCAGAATTCAAGAAAGAGAAAACAATAGTTTCTACAAGTTCGTCTGTATAAACAAAATGCCCCATTGCTATTTCAATAGCTTCAAACATTGATTCCATACATCTATAATCACCTACAAGAGATAAAACATTAAATTTTAATGCTGTAACATTTGCTTCTGAGATTAAATTAGTAGTTGTCATTTTGTTTGTTTTTTAAGTACATAACAAATATACGGCTTTATTTTGATTATGCAAACTATTTCAAAATATCTTTTCAATTATTTCTTTAAATTCTTGTAAGGAGCGGACTAGGTAGCTTTAGATATTATTGAATCAAAACCTAATGATATTAACTCTTTTCTTCTATATTCTTGTAATGGCTTTACTGTATCTTTCACCTCTTTAGATTCGATAAATAAAGGCTTTTCACCTTCTTTAAGGCATAATAAATCAGCTATCCCGTTTTTATTAGTTTTAATCAAGTTAATAACATAGTAACCTTTTTTTTCATATTCATTTATTAGTTTAGTTTGGTGTTTTGATGCCATAATCTTTTTTAAATAATTTATCTGAATAGTTTTTTTTGTCGTTTACTGATTGGTAAATCTTATCTGTTAGACTGTTTTTCTCAAAAATAAAATAAACATCATTTACTAATCTTTCTTTGATTGTTAGCCTATCAATTGCTTGGATGAAGTTTGTTCCACTATACCCGAAATTATAGAAAACAAGTGCCTCAGCTTTGCTTAAATTAACACCTAAAGAGTTAGTATACTGCTGTCCTATGTATATTTTATCTGTTGTGTTGAACTCGTTTAAATCAGTCGTGTAATTTTCAAAAACTTCTTTTAACAAATTAAGTTCCTCAATGAAGTAATAGAAAATGGCTATTTTTTTGTTTATAAATTTTGATTTTATAAACTCGGCTTTTGTTTTACTTAAAGTCATTGATTTACCGCTTTCAAACTTAATAGTACCGTTTTCTAATTGGTGTATTTTCTGCATTAATTTTACAGAAGTGTCTGCCAGTATAACCTCTTCAACCCCTTCAACTACTAAATCTTTTCTTAGTTTTGAAATCAATCTATTGGTTTTTTCATCTTGATTAAAGTAAATAATATGCTTGTTTACTTTGGATGAAAACCCAGCTTCCTCTTGTGTGTATTTTACTAAATACGGCTCTATTATTGGCAATATCTTATTATCTATACTTTCAGTATAATCATTAATTTCAAATGCTCCGATACGTTTTTTTGATATTTTAACGAAGTCCTTAGCCCATTTGTAAAATGTAGGATAGTTTTTAAATGGTGAGTAGTTAGAAATCCAAAATGAATGATACCATTGTGAACCGCTTTCTGTTGCTGGTGTTCCACTTAATGCAATTATTGGTAAATGTCCAAAACGTTTTTTTATATCCTTTGTTGTATTACTAGGTTTAGGAAATGCACCTACTCTGTGATTCTCATCACTAACAATAAGGTCGAATTTGTTATTTATAGTATGCAAGGATTCATTATTTATAACAGTTAAGGTAAATGTATATTCAAATGTATTATAATCGCTTATAACGCTTGAAATCGCTTTTTTCTTAGTGATAAATAAAACGTTCTTATAATCGCATATTTTGGCAATCTCTAAAGCTGTTAAAGTCTTTCCTGTACGTGGTTGCATCACTAAGTAAACAAACTTTTTTTGCTTAAGTATTTCAGCCCCTTTTATTGCGTTTTCTATTTGATATGGTCTAAGATTCATTTTTTGCGTCTTTTAAGTATTTATTAACTAATTGCCTAGAAATCCCCAATATCTCAGCTATTTCAGATTTTTTAAAACTTGGATTTGTTTTAAATATTTCTATAGCTTGGTCTTTTTTACTTTTTGTTTCATTTGCTTTGATTACTTTTTTAACCTCGTTTTTTTCTATGGAGTCGTATTTTATCTTTTTAGACTCGTTTATAAAATAATCACTTAGTTTTTCAGCATCTAGGATTGATTTTTTACTTATTTGCAAATAATCCTCCCCTGTTTGCATACTTTCTAAAATATTTAATATTAGCGAAAATCTTGTAATATAATCTTTTTGCTTTGGGAGCATTGATTTAAAATACTCGCTTTCATCATCACTATTTTGTAAGTCGGTTATTTTATTATAAATACGCTCCCATTCTTTTTTCGCTTCATCACTAAATTTGCAAATATTAGGCTCAATTTCATCTGAAAGATTATATTTAACTAAATGTGTTTTAACTGTTTGGTACATATCTATAATAAAATCAGAATACCATTGATATACTTCTTCTTTAATTTCGTTACTGTTATATTTTTCAATTTCTAAATGAGGGAAAACTAAAAGCATCCTATCAATAAAACCATTATCCTTATTTTCTTCTGTAAAAAATTGCGTTAATATGCTTGGTTGGATACCACCTAAAACGGGTATTACAGGACTTTCTACAAAAGAGTTTTTAGCGGTTTTTCTGTTAACTGTTACGCCTTGATTTGACCATGAAGAAAGCCAAAATTCTAAATCAGAGCCTTGTCTATACTTGTTCATATCTTTGAACCAGCCAGCTAATTCATCTTTAAAAACGCCTATACTATTTTTATTCTCTTCATGTAGTTCAACCAATGCTTCAATAGTAACATCATTAACGATAAATTGCGTTTTTATAGGTTTTTTTATAACCTCAGCATTTTCTTTTTCTTTTTTGTCTAATGCTTCATAAGCTTCATATTTACTCGATTGCTTTATGTACCTTTTTATTTCTTCATTGTTGATTTTCTTTAGTGGGAAAATAATATTATTGATAGACGGTGTTTTGCCAAGTCCTGCTTTCCCTACGCAAGCAATCCAAATATTTGCTGATGAGTACCATCCCCTTTTAACTTCTATCTTACAGCTATTCCCTATTATTACAGATAACAACCACAAAAAAGAAGCCCCCATAAATTCAATACTAGAATCTAAAGTTTGATTGCATTCAATCATATAATTCTGAACCTGTATAGGGAATATTTCAATAGGAAAGTTTAAATCTTTTAAGTCTTTTTTTATTGGTAAGTCTAATACATCAGGCTTAACAACTACACGACTACCAAAACCCTGTTTGTATAAGTCACTTGTAGATAATGAAAAATTGTCATTATGATATTTTTTTGTGTATGCTGAAAAAGGTGAGTAAAGTTTTTCGTTATCGTAAATCGTACCTGTAGTAAACAAGTACATACAGTTTGAGTTTTTATAAACAAACCCTGACTTATCAGAAGTAGCCCCTATACGACGAATAATATATTTATCGGATAAGTTATCAACTATATCAAAATCATTGCCTATAATGTCAAATATGTTTGTTTTTTGGTTATAATCATCCCAAGGCGTTACATCTCCAAATTGTAATTTTTTAGATTGCTTTTGTGGAATATCTAAGTTTTTGTTTTCTTCTTTATAATCATAATACAAAGAGCAATTAATAATTGCATCTCTATCTAACTCGCTAATTTCTTTTATGTTATGATATCCGTTTTCACTTATCTTATCATCATAAACAACAATATAACCACCTATTCCGCGAGTTTCTATAATTGCTTCCGTATACCCTTTAAGCTTAGCAAGCTTAGTATTACCGCCTATTTTTTTACATCTATAAAGTATGTGGTAACCACCTGACAATGTTTTATAGATAACTGTTTTTTTATCAAAATCTAAAATAGTTCTTCTTAAAAATGATATGTATTCATTCCAAAATTCATTTTGAAGTACTAAAGAAGGTAATACTTTTAAATCAATGTCTATACATTCAACATCAAAAAAACCTGTACAAATACCTATTTTTTCAGTTTTTTTAATTTCTCTTTCTTTATTATCTCGGTCAATGTATGAACTATCTATAATATTATAGTTTTTCTCTAATTGCTGTTTTGTTATTTGCTCGGTTTGGTATTTTTTCCATTGAGTATTAGGACGTTTGTTGTTACCTACAGTTATGATACTAAAACCAGTATCTAAAAGTTTATTACAGTAGCTTAATGAGATCATAATTAATGTAAAATAAAAAACCCGAAATAAACGGGTAGCAGACCGCCTAATCGGGTTTTATCGGTTATCTTAAGTGTAACCAATATCTTATACTATTCCTGCTACAAAATAGTTTTTCATTACATTACAAATATAGTTAATGAATATTTAATAAACAAATACTCAAAATACTATATTAATTTGTAAACGGTTTACATTTCGTTTACAAAGGTGTTTACGTATAAAGTACAAATAAACATATCTATATTTAGTATATTATATGTTATAATATTAAAATAGTACAATAATTTGTAAACGTTTACTGTTTACAAAAAAAAATATTTTTTTTCTTATACTTATTTTTTTATACTCTATTTGTAAACGGTGTTTACAGTTTACCGTTTACAAAAATATCCTAGCATAATTAATACACTAGAATATACGAATTTCGCCAATAATTACAAGCCTAAACGAGATAATTATTTTCTGTTAACTTCGGTCTATACTCCTTTTTAAAAGGTGACTTTTGTGGAATTATAAACTCATCCGCTTTCTTACGTTTCCTTGTTTTAGGTCGTATAGCGTGTATTTTAACAAGTTCTTTTCGCTTTTCGGCTAATCTCGGATTGCGTAAAAAAGCTTGATTGAATCCTAGCATTTCGCACGATACACTCAATGAGTATTTACCGTTTATAACTAAATCTTGTACCTTACTGTACATTTCGTCTAGTTGTTCTGTTGTGTATATTTTAGGCATATTAAATTTTATTAAATAAACGTCTTACAATGTAACCTCTAATAATGCTTGCAATAAAGAAAACAAGCGTAATGATAATGTTTTGATTCAAACTAACTTCGATGTTTAAAATCGGATAAATTACAATCTGAATCATAAAACTTGTAACTAATCCGATTACGGTTTGGGTTAAGCTCTCCATAAAGGAGAGCTTTTTTGTTTGTTTCATTAGAATAATGATGTTTGGTTAAATAATCCTTTTTCGTTCCAGAATATCTTTTCAATAGTCTTTTTTTTATTGTTGGTTGCTGATAAAGAACTTCTATGTTTAAAAGCGTTTACTTCTTTAAATGGTGTTTCATATTCTGAAATATAAACAGGATAAATACAATCAGAAGCCCACTTATAAAATGATTCATGGTCAAAACCGCCTTCTTTATATTCCCCTGTACCTTTGTAAGGAATATCGCAATATATGACAGGTTTTTTACCTTTAATTTCTACATTTTCATAAGAACTATTAGTTAACTGCAGGTTCTGCAGGTTCTGCAGGTTCTGAATTCTTGCTAAATGTTCAACTAATTCAATATTTTGAATTCTATTATCAATCAGTTTTGAACCGTTTTTTTTGATATAATCACAAAACTTTATACGCCTTTGTTGAATGTCTTTAATATTTAATAAAGTAGGAATATCAATACCTATTTTATTCATACTATCTAAACAACCATTGACAATAAACTCATGCGCTAATTGTTTTATATTTTCAATATCTTGACCATATAAATAACCTTTTTCACTATTATTGCCAAAACTCCAGCACGTCATTACGAAACCGCTATACCAATCAGCATCTTTATTTGATTTACTAATTTGATTTTTAAACTCCTCCCGTGTTACCTATTCATAGAACTTAGGCTCAAGTGTTTTATTATCCTTAAGGTATTTAACCAAAGAATAAATATGCTTGTTAAGCTCGTTATAGTGTACATTAAATCGATAGTCTTTAACTGCAGTAAATGATACAGAGCCACCACCACCGAATAAGTCGTAAAAATCCGTAATATCAGGATGTCGCTGAGTGATGAAGTTTAGTATTTCTCCAGCAAGTTTTCGCTTACTACCCATGTATGGAATGCCTAAACTCATCCTATCTAAACGCTAAATATCCAAGTCCAGCGATTACAACAAAAGCGGTTACATAAGCAACTACTTTTTTAAACATAATATAAAAGTGATTTTCTTCGATGGGTGACGAAATCCAAATTAAACGACCCTGCATATTGAACGCTCTTAGAGTTACTTTTGTGCTCTCTAAGTAAGCGTATTCGGGTTCTATGATATTAATTATAATTTCGATTTTTTCGCCTTTTCTGTAGTGGCTGTCTTTCCAGAAATCAGTATCTCTTTTATACTCATTCAAGATACTTTCGAAAAATTCAGAGGTCGCATAAAACCTATCGTTTTTAATCTCGATTTTTTCTCCTATAATAGTGAGGTGTGTGTTAGTTAGCTGTACGGGTTGTGTCATTTCTGTAGTTTTTTAAAATAAATACTGCAATTACTGGAATGCTTGCGAAAATTAAAATAATTCCTATCATGGGATTTCTGTTAGTTGGTTAACCGATACGTTTAAAGCGGTTGCAATCTTTATTAAAACGCATAAAGAAGGCTCATGTTCTTCTTTCTCAATCAAAGCTATGTATTGCCTTGTTACGCCTGATTTACTAGCAAGGGCGTATTTGGTTAGCCCCTGCTTTATTCTTAACTCTTTAATGTTATTTTTCATTAAACCACCTTTTTACAATTCCAAAACCTTTATAATCTTTATTTAAAAAACAATCAGATATTAATTCACTTGTAAAATCATTAGAAACATTTACTGTTATGCTTGTATTGTTTTCGAATGTTAGTGTAATTCTTTTCATTAGTTCGTTTGTTTAAGTATGATACAAATATAGTCTATTATACTTTACTAGTCAAATATTTGTTACATTTATTTCAAAAAAAAAGTGAGAAATTTTTAAAGTCTCACTTTAAATGGTTGATTTATAAATATTTACTAACTTCTTTTAGACCTTCTTTATTTGCAATAAATACGCTTTTAGCTTCGTTTTCTTTAGCTTCGTTGTATTCTCGCAATAGTTGCTCACGTTGTCTCATGTTCTCAGCTATCTTATAGCGATAGTTTTCGTTTTCGGCATCTATACCTTTCATAATAACAAATAATTGCCTAGAATTTTTCATAATCTACGGTTAACGGTTTAGAATCTTTTAGTTTGTAAGTTTGTTTGTATTCGCTTATCGGGTCGTGTCGCTGTAGTGTGTCGATTAACAGCACGTATACGGATATGTACAGGAGTTTAAGGAATAATTTCATTGCTATCATTTTTTAATGTTCCCAATCTTGAAAATATGGAGGTTCGTTTTTTTCCGCTTCGTCCTCGTCGTACTCTTCACGATCTTTTTTTAGACGCTTCCAAGCGTTCAGACACTTTTCAAGGTAAGATTTTTTTATAAAGCAATCGCCATCATTTAATAATTTTTCAATTGCTTCTATCTCTTTGTTAATGTCGCTTAACTCGATTTCATGCGCTCCTATTGCATTTGGTAACTCTAATGCTTCTTCGGTTGCATGGTAGCCTTTTATTGTTTCAGTCATATTCTTTTCGTTTGGTTTATATGACAAATTTACAACTAAAATTATAATAAAAAAATATTTTAAAATAAATTTATAATTATTTGTATTTAATTAAAACGGTTGTATATTTGCTAAACAAAATCACTAACAAATGGCAAAATCAGGACGCAAACCAATACCAGAAAACGAAAAGAAAAAACCTTTAACAGTAGTAAGATATTTCCACCCATCTATTATAGAAGAAAAAGGCGAAGAAATACTTGCTAAAATGAAAGAAGCAGTTAACAAAATCAAAATTTAAAATTATGACAATCCTTACAACAATCAACGGCATTACCTTCTACGAAAAGAATGGTAACTGCTATTTCGGAAAAGACATTAACGGTAATAACGAAATGTTAACCATAGACAACGCACCAGTATTTACTCCCAAAGAAATATGTTTTAAATATTTAGCGTAACGTTTTGGGGCTTTTAACCACTGCACTAACTTAGAAGCATAAAATTATGATTAACGAAAATTTTTCAAACGAAGCACAGAACCCCCCATTGCGTAAGACTGCTGTTATAAGCCGTTTTTCTTTATGGTGGATTAGAACATTCAAAGTAATATCAAACCAAAGAGCAAAAGCAATCAGTTTAAAATGGTATAGAAATGTATTTGGTGATGAAATTAATCATCTGAATTGCAGGTCTATTTGGATTGACAAAAGAGGGAATAGATATAGAGTAAGTCATTTGGAGGGTGTTTCTGAAAATGGCTTATAACGTCCTGTGGCTTTGTCTTGTTGCCGATAAAATAAGACCTAATCTTTAAATTAAACACAATGAATACAAGTACAAAACCAACTGAAAATTTATCCGAATGTGGCAATAAGTCAAAACCACTGTTAGTGGTAGTTTTATTTGATAAATACGGGTTAGAATTAGAGAACGGAAGTATTATAAATATAAATCAAACAGTTAACGGGGAGAATTTATTCGTAATGTTAGATGTTAAAGAATTGGATTTAAGATATGGTTTTGAAATATCTTATAAATATCAATATGACGTTTTAAGTTTATTAGAGCCAAATAAATTAAACGGTGATATAGAATGGGAAATTGTCGGTAGTTTACATTCGTTTCTCGGAAATTACCGCTAACGCATACAGCCTTATTTAGTGTGGGCTTAAAAGCACTATGTACAATTTAATTCTAAAGTTTATGAATAATTCTAAAGTTGATTTACCTACGATGCCCACATTGAATAAGGGTGGTGTTAGCAGAGGTAGATGTTATAGTAGAACTCACGAAATGGTTCTCGAAATCAAAAAGACTCTTGAAGAAAGAGGAGAGTGTGGTGTAGGGTTAATGAAGGATGCAACCGATACACTAAAGAGATTGAAAGACTTGGGTGTAAACGCAAAGGTCGAGCCTACATACAGAACGATGCCACCAATGATAAAAAGAAACGAACTTGGAGAGCCTATTGACTTGGTTTTAAATGAACAAGTTCAAGTAGGGATGGTTTTCTATCTCTGCTAACGCCTACGGCTTGGCGAAGTGGGGGAATTTAACCCACAAAAGCCGATTAGAATTACTAATGTTCAATAACAGATAAAAGATGATAGAAAGCAGTCAGCCCCCATTTTGCCAAACCGATGTTGTGTTCAGTACGGTTTTAGAAGTGAACCGTATCTACAATGAGGATTGTATGGAAACTTTAAAGCGTATTCCAAAAGGAAGTATTGATTTAATGCTTACCGATATTCCTTATGGCACAACTCAAAACGAATGGGATAACTTACCAAACTTAAACGAAATGTGGAATGAATGGGATAGAGTAATGTCAGAAAAAGGGTGCTGGATTTTTACTTGCTCACAACCTGCAACAAGTGAATTAGTATTAAGTAACAAAAAGTATTTTAAGTATAGTTTAGTTTGGGATAAAGTATTATCTACTGGACATTTAAACGCTAATATAATGCCATTAAGAAGGCACGAAGATATTTTAGTTTTTAGTAGAGGAAAAACAATATACAACCCACAAAAGATAAAAAGAGATGTGGTAAGAATTGACAAAGGAAGTCAAAAACAAGTAGGTGGTGATGGGAAAAGCTGTTATGGAAAGTTTACTTATGATGACAAATATTTAGAATATAGAGAGCCTACAAGCATTATTCAATTTAGCAATGCAGATAAAACGAACCTTATACACCCAACTCAAAAGCCAATAGATATTTTTAGATACCTGATTAAGACCTACTCAAATGAAAATGATTTAGTATTTGATGGCTATATGGGAAGTGGCACAACTGCAATAGCTTGTATTGAAGAAAATAGAAGGTTTTTAGGTTCAGAACTAAACAAAGAATATTATGATAAAGCAATTAAACGAATTGAAATTAAGCAGTCGCAACCGTCATTGTTTGCAGGTCGGTAGTATTGCACACAACTAGCGTGTTGACGCAGTAAGTTTTTACAAACATATATAAATATTTGTAATTAATGTAAATAATTGTTAATATTACATTATGAAAGTAACAGCTATATATAAAATAGATGATAGTTATGTGATAGGTGACGATAAGAAAATTTATCGTTTGCCTTATAGTGAAGGTAAACGGTCATATAAATTAAAGCCTATAAAACAACATCGAAACGGTTTTTTTTTACATTTAGAATTCTTGGAAAAATCACAAATTAAGTACGAATCAATAGAGCCTTATACGCTTATTGATGAATCAGAATCAGAGTACCCATTTTAAACAATTTAAACCAAACTATTATGAACACAGAAAACACACAAGTACAAAAACAACCGCTTACACAAAAAAGCCTTTTCGCTCGTCCAGATGTAACTCAAAAATTTACCGAAATGCTAGGTAAGAGGTCAACTTCATTCATTACATCGGTACTTCAAATTACGGCATCTAATGATATGTTGAAAAATGCAGAACCAACAAGCGTTTATCAGGCTGCATGTATAGCGGCTACTTTAGATTTGCCTTTGAATAATAATCTAGGGTTTGCTTATATTGTTCCATTCAACAACCGTAAAAAAGGCATTGTAGAGGCTCAATTTCAACTAGGGTACAAAGGATTTATTCAGCTAGCGCAAAGGTCTGGACAGGTAAAAACAATAGGGGCAAATGCTATTTATGAAGGTCAAATAGTTTCATCAAATCCGCTTAGTGGTTATGTTTTTGATTTTGAAACTCTGAAATCCGACAAGATAATAGGTTATGCTTCGCAATTTACTTTATTGAATGGTTTTGAATCAACAAAATACATGTCAATTGAAGAAATTGAAAAGCATGCAAAACGCTTTTCACAAACTTATAAATCAGGTTATGGAATTTGGAAAGATGATTTTGAAAGCATGGCAATGAAAACAGTTCTAAAGCTTAATCTTTCAAAATACGCTCCTTTATCTGTTGAGATGCAAACCGCTTTAATTACAGATCAATCAGTAATTAAAAATTCTGATACATTAGATGTATCTTATACAGACAATAGCGATTTAATTGTCCAATTACCAGTTTTGGAATTAGGTTCTAAAAACTTTGAAGGCTGTAAAAACGCATTAAGAACAGGTGACGCAACGATTGAAGAAATTGAAATGCAATACGAACTAAGTGAAGAAATTAAAACTGAATTACTAAAGTAATGAAACAATTCAAGATAAGAGCTTCACAGGCTTCTAAATTGATGGGTCGTATTGGTTTGACTGATATTCAAGAAGCTAAATTAATTGAGTTAACAGACCGTAATAACGGAATTGGTAAACCTTTGACCGATAAAATGAAAATAGAACTTTCGGGATTAGAGAAAATAAAATCTAATCCTGAATTGCCCGAAACTGCTATTTCATATTTAAAAGAATGGTACTCAGAGTCAAGGACAGGAGTAAATAAAGAGATTAATAACAAGCAAATAAACAAAGGTAATTATTGCGAAAATGAAGCTATTTCAGTAATTGCAGAGCGTTTAGATTTTGGATTCTTAAAAAAGAATACAAAGTTTTTTGAAGATAATTTCTTTTGTGGAACTCCCGATATTTTGAAAGAAAATACTGTTATTGATGCGAAATGTTCATGGGATTACGTGACATTCTTAGATTCAGTTACTAGTGATATTAATTATAGTTATTGGTGTCAACTTCAGGTATACATGCACTTAACAGGTAAGAAAAATGCTTCATTATGTTATGTACTTTTAAATACCCCTAGTGAAGTTAATTACGGTAATGAGGTTATTTGGTCACATATACCTATAAATGAGCGTTTCTATTCAATTCATTTTGAATATGATAGTAGTTTTATAACTGAATTAGAAAAGCGTGTTATAATGGCTCGCAAATGGCTAACAGAATATGACCAATTAGTTAAATCTAAACTTGGAATAAATGAATCTAACTCTTAACGGCTTAGACTACTAGCAAGAAACTAGAGATAAACACATTCGTAACTCTGTCAAAAATCGAGAGTTGAAAGAAAAAAGCAAAAAAGAACTTAAAGAGAAGAAGAAATGAACAACACAACAACCGACACGGCTACGGGCGTACATTTGCCTAAATTCACAGGCGTTTCGATTGTAAAATCAGTTCAGATAAGGGCTAGAATTGAAATTAACGGGGTAAAAATTATTCTTGGTAGTTTCAAAACTGAGCAAAAAGCACATGAATTTTATCTCATGGCAAAGAAACACTATCACCTATTCGAAGGTGATAAAAAAGAGTTTATCAAGAAAATTAAAGAGTTAATTTAAACTAAAAATCTCGTCAATAAATGTTACAACACGCTTAATTTTGATACGAAAGTACAATATAGAGAATTATGACAGTGTAGCAGTTGATAGCTGGAGATTTTAAACCAAACTAAAAGATTTATGACTAAACCAGACGAAAAAGAATTAAATGAGATTGTTGAAATAGGGGGCTTTCATATCAAAAAAGAAGGCTTGTATATTCATACTTTAGCACTCACAACGGCTACTATGTGCAATTCTCTTGTGAAAATGATTGATGAAATCAAAGGAGTTCATTCTCTTTGGACTACTAACTTAAAAAACACGCTACAAAAAGCAGAAATAGAAATACATAAAAGGCTTGATTTAATGGCAGATTCTCCAGAAATGTTGGAGAAAATGACAGATGCGGAAATAATTTGTAGCAAAGACATTCAAAATATTAGAAGCCGTATACATTCAGAACTTTACAAATTTTGTATAAGTACAGAAGAAGAAAGACTAAGAATGATTAATGAAGACAATAAGCGTCAAGCACTCGAAAAGATATTATTTGAAAAAATAAAATTAGCTACCTTTGAAGACTTAGAATTTATCAATATTAGTTTTAAAAAGCGTAAGAAATGAGTAAAAAAGACACAGAACAAGAAGAGCGTGATTTGCGTGGCTGGTTAGCAGACGAATTACCAATGAACGCACAAATTGGAAACACAACCAAAGGAGAAATTATTCAAAAACTTAAACAAATAATCGAAGAAAATTCAAAACTAACCTACAAAATAGAAGAGTAACAAAAAGCCCCTAATTAAAGGGGCTTTTCTTTTTAATTAAGCGGTGTTTTATGAATCTCAAACCCTTTGTAATTGATAGGGAAAGTCTTTCTACACATTGTATTATAATTTAATCCGTAATGGTCACAAAGCTTTTTTAAGTTCCCCCAAGTCTCAACAACTGGGGAAACTATTACTATGATGTTATTTCGTTGCATGATTATTTAAAAACATTATTGATAAAATAATTTCATTATAAAAAATAACAATGAATTTTTCAAAAGTTCTTTCTCTTTTTTCAGAATTCATTTTTTTTAATCTTCTAATTATGCACCTATAAGAAGCCTTCGCTCTTTCGTCGTTTCTGTATATTAAAATCATAAACAACCTCTCTATGCTTCCGAGAGGTTGTTTATTTATTATATCATCTATTTTAAAGGTTTTCATTGGCAAATTTTGCAAATTCTCCAGCAGGCATTTTTTTAATCAATAAAGAATTTATTCTGTCTGCAACAATAAAACCAGAATCAGAAACATCATCTTTTAAGGCTATTGCTGTTTTTTTTAATTCATCTAAAGTCATTGTTTCTAATTTTATAAGTAAATTTTTCATATTAGTTTGTGTTTGTTTGTTTTAACTATACAAATATACGACTTATTTTGATATGTGTTACAAAAAAGTAAATTATTTTTAAAAATATTTTAGGCATAAAAAAATCCCTCCGAATATCAAAGGGATTTAGTGCGAAAACCAAACTAATGTAAACACATTATTTTTTTATTGCAATTCCAGTTCCTAATCCTAATCCATAACCAACGTAAAAACCTCTTTTAAACGCTCTCCTACGTCCTTTTTTATCTTTAGTAAGCGAATCTATTACTTTTGAATTATCGTTGCTTAATTGTACGTATTTTTCAATCAAAATAGAATCTATACGTATAAGTGTATCTTGCTTTATTGCCAGCGTATAAACAGAATCGCATTTTAAAGTATCGTGTATAATCCTGTCTCGACCTTGTTTTAGAACAGTTTTCCATTTAACGACCTCAACTTTGGCAGTATCACGAAAAACGCTTATAACCTGTATAGTGTCGTGTAACACATCGTTATTAGCAACGGGGTGCTTATTCTCACACGAACGCACATTCACGACCATTATCACAATAATAACAGCTAAGACGAATAATATTAGGTTATCTTTCATCTTCGTTGTAAATGCTTATAGTGTCTTCACCTGCTATAATAGTAACCTTATAAGGTAGGTTTTGACCGTTTGCCCTCATTCGTGTAATAGGTCGTTTATGATTTACTTTCATATAAACAAACCAACCGACAAGCGCAAAACCAACAAAAACCGATATATAAAATATCAATCTTAAGACATTAAGATATTTGTTCATCTTCTTCAAAGCTTATACATGAAATCAACTCATTTATAACAAACAAAGAAGCCGTTAAAATCATTGTTATTTGTTCCGACTGTGTGACATAGCTAGAGACTAATAAAGTTCCTGACAATGCCTTAAATTGCGTTTGTATCTTTACAACTTCGGAACTGATCGGTTCAAAATAGTTGTAAATGCTAAATACTATTTTCTTTCGTTTTTTCATTCTTATTTTACTTTTAAGCTTTAAAGTAAATTACTAATATTTATGATTTACTTTGTGATATTTTTCTAAAACAGAACCGAAGTAATTAACGTATACGCCTTTTTTTAGTATGTAATACACTTCTTTTGGCTTGCCTTCCTCATAACCGATATGTAACCAGTTTGGGCAATCATTATCTCCAAACTCCCAAATCAATTTAGTAAATGGTACGTCTGATTGAATCAACCAATAAAACACTTTATCAGAAATATTTATACCATTCTTGATAAATGTTTCGTCGAATGCTTGTCCTGTAAGATGTTGAGATACTTTAGCACCTTTTACGGCATCATTTACTCTTTTGCAACGGTAA